CCTTTTGAGGAAGATTACCTTCCCGTGCCCCATAAGGGCATCTTTCCATTTTTCGGAGGATACCATGCCGTCCCAGAGTCGTTACCATAAGGAACCCGTCAATGTGTACAACGCTTATAATTATACTACCAAGTACTTTAACGGTAGCAATAGCGGTGTATTATATGATAGGCTTATCACAAATGTGAACTATGGTGACTTTCTTCAAGATGGCTGGTACAATCCTGAGTGGAAGAATCGTGTCCTACATCAACTTGATGCATCGTCACAGTATGTGACGTCAGGCTATGTTAAACTACAGCCTGCCCATGTATCCGGGTACAGCCTTGTGCGTGGTAATGGTGGAGTTTTTTACGAATCCACCGGTTATACGCATATTAGCCGACTCAAGAAAATGGTTAGAGTTGATGACCCTGCAACGAGCGATTTGGCTCTGCAGAGGCTGAAGAGAAAACTTCAGAGACACGCTGGTGAGTACAATGCGCTTGTACCTATCGTTGAGTTGCGTGAGCTGCGTGGTACCATTGTGCAGCTTGCAAAGCTTTCGACAGGTTATTTAAAGCACTATGCCTCACTTCGCAGGAAATTGCTAGTAAAGCTGGGTAAGTCTGTAGTAGACCCCCATGCAAGAGCAAGAATGATCCGTAACTTACAGGATTCGTGGTTAACGTGGAGCTTTGGTGTTAGTCCGCTGATCTCAGATGCTCAAAAAGCGCTTGAGGCTGTGGAACTATACTTGGCTCGAAGTGATCACAACATCCGGTTGGTCGGATCGGCAGAAACTACTTGGATGTCGGGGGATAAGGGCGGTAATCAAACCGCTCTATATGCATGTCCCTTGTCTACCCAATTGCTCTTTAGTCATAGCCTCGAGTATCGTTGGATAGCAGCTGCGAAGTTGCAGTTGCTTTCGTCCAATAACTACTCTTGGGATAGTACGTTTGGTTTTCAGGAATCGACGTTGCCAAGCTTGTTTTATGAGCTGACACCGTTCTCTTGGGTGCTAGACTACTTTACAACTATGGGTGAGTATCTTGATGATACGTTTGTGTTACCACCCGGTGACACGTACTACATCGTCAGGTGCTCGCGGTACGAAGTTACGAGTACCGAAACACCGTATTATGTGCCTATAGTTGACCCGTCCTTGAAAGAGTGTAGGACAACCGGTCTTAAAACCGGGGAATCCAAATTTATACACTTCGCCAGGGATGTAGGCTATCAACAGCTGCCTCGGGTGGGAATCCACCTTAAATCGTTAGACCAGATAGGTGGGAAGAATGAAGTCAAAAAACTTCTTAATCTCGCCTCCGTACTTAAATTTCAATGAAAGGAGCCATACATGGCTTTCAATCCTGCATCTCCAGTTACTGGAGCGGCGGTTACAGGTCTTACCAGCCCAACCTATACACTTGCAACGGACGTGGCACCTAGTATGAATGGCAAGCAATTTGCTATTACTGCCCTAGGTGGCACGCAAACCAACGTTGAGGTGAATACGGTCTCAAAACCGTTCACTTTGACGTTTTTCCGTCCGCAAGCCCTTCGTACTCTCCCTGCTGCCAACCCCGTTACTGGGGTCCTTAAGAACGTACCTGTAAACACTTATAAGCTGATCATCCGTAAGGGTGTCATGCCGAGTGCTAACCAGGTTCCGCAAGTCGGTCGTATAACCATAACGATCGACGTTCCCGCTGGCTCGGATACATATGAGCCTGAGGACCTGCGTGCGCTTATTTCTTGCGCCGCAGGAGCGTTTTATTCAAACGCATCGGGAATAGCGGATACTATCCTCACTGGTGTTATGTGAGGAAGACGTCCGAATGATAGCGGGCCAAAGATTTTTAGCCCGCTTGTGCGAGGTGCTCGGGGATTACAACACCCCTGATGACTTAGCCTCATACGAGGCCCTCGTGGCAGATTCTTATTGGGAGATATTCCATGAGTACGAAAGACAAGTGGTTGGTGAGACTCTTTTCGACTATCCAAGCTGATTTACAGACGGTAGCGCGTGGAACCCCACGGGGGGAAGCGTGTCATCGTTTCGTAACGCGCATGAAAAAGCGTGCGCGACTCGGTAATGACAAAACTCTCGCTACAGAGGCTAAGAAAGCCTTTGCCGGGACCAACGAAAAGGTCGCTGTAAAGATAGAGCTAACGCATGAAGAAATCCTTTATGCTAGTGACTACTTAAGGCACCTCCTATGGTCAAGGACAACAAGTGTGAGAAGCGTTCCACAATCGTCGATAACAGATGACGATATCTTCGAGTATTGGCGGTTCGGCCCTGGTGCGTCTTTCGAGACAACCGGGACACATGCCGCCGAGAAACTGCTCGCGGATCAGTGGACATGCACGAGTGCTGCAGAACCGTACGTCATTAGACTGCTAATGGCGCACCCTTATTTGAACGCCTACCATGGCGGGAAAAGCAGGTGCACTAAAGTAGTCCGCGGTTCGAAGCTTGGAACTGTACCAAAGAACGATGAAACTGATCGCACTATCTGTACGGAGCCCTTGGGCAACATGGCTTTGCAACTTGCAGTAGGTCATGTGCTTGAGGATGTTTTGCTTCGTGCAGGCTTCGGCATTGACACCCAATCTAGAAAGAACGAGGTTCTCGCGTGGGTTGGCTCAATTTCTAATGAGCTCGCTACGCTGGACCTCTCTAGAGCAAGTGACATGATTTCGCCGTTTCTAGTGCGCGCGCTATGGCCGGAGGACATTTTCGACCTCTTTGTAACCATTCGAAGTCCTGAAATACTTATGGACAACGGGTGGACGCAGGCCAATATGATTAGCACAATGGGTAATGGGTTTACTTTCCCAATGATGACATTGACTTTGTTGTCACTCGTTTATGCTAACAGAGCAATAAACCATGGAGGGCACACGAACAACTGGCTTGACCCCGAAATTACTGGGGTGTTTGGGGACGATATCATTGTCCCTAGCCAGGAATTCGAAACCCTTTGTGATATACTTGCTCGCGCAGGCTTAGTCGTTAACCACGACAAAAGCTTTTCA